AGCGTGTCGATCGTTGGAGGGAAGAAGCACGTGGAGCGGATATCATCCGTGTTCGTCGTCGCTACGACCTGAAGTTCATCTCTGTCGATGGCAGTGGTGATACGAATGCTGGTTACCTGATTAAGGCTGCGGTGTCCTAATGGCTGCTAAGGTAGACTTCCTTGCGGGTTCCAAGAGGAGTGTCAATCAAACAGCTATCACATCTATAACTGATAGCTCTGGAGGTACAGCTTCCGATACTATTGCAGTAATCGGAGCAACGTACGACCAGGCTGAAGTTAGAAATGCAGTAGCATCTCTTGCTGCTAAGGTCGAATCTTTGACCGTAGCGCTTGAGGCTGCTGGGATTATTGCTACATAAGGAAGGCGACTCCTATGGCAAAGAAACAGGTAACACGAGGTGACGTAAAGCATGATGGTGAAGTGATCGGGGCAGGGACGCCTGCCTCGGCACTTCCTAAAGGCTTGAAGCAGCACCTTAAAGACAATGGCTTCCTAATGGACGAAGACACTTATAATGAGTGGGTTAACGTTACGGAAGATGAAGAAGAACTGGACGAGGAGTAAAGACCTATGGCACTCATCGAGGTTGGTGATGTGCAGTCCTGGTTCACCGAAGACCGGCTGCAACTTGAGTTCGAAGACGAGCTTCCAGAAGAGACTAATGTCTCCAATGAGGTACTAGCAAAGGTATCCAAGCGCTACGATGTAGACACTTGGATAACCCCTGCAACTACCCCCGCTCTGGTAAAGTCCGTTATAAGCGCTCAGGTTGCAGCTATTCGGTATCGTAAGCAATATGCCGATCAGCTTGGCGAGGCGATCTATTCTGATTGGCTAGATAACTGGGTAATGGTTACCCTCACTGGAATAGTAGATGGAACTATTCCACTTCTTGATATCATTACAGATGAAGAACTTATAATAGCTCAAGAATCCGCATCCGCTAGCTTCTACCCCACAGATGATGAGATCGATGATGACGCCGCAAAGTTTACAATGGACATGAGTTTCTAATGGTAGCAAGTGTAGTTATGCTGAACAGTAGAGTTCTTAAGGCTTTGAATAAAGACATGCAGGATCTAGCTTTTGACTTAGCTGGTGAGACTAACCTACGTCAGCCCTTGCTTGACTCTGCCAAGAAGGTTATTGCACCTTCTATTCACCAGAACTTCGTTTCGAGCGGTCGACCTGATAGATGGGAAGAAGTAGGAACATCCGCTTATAGAAAACTCAAGGGTCTAGAGAATACTCCTCCCCTGTGGGTTACAGGTAAGCTACAAAGATCTGCTTCTGCTATGTCTCGTTTCAGAGTAAAAAAGAACGAACTAACCTATGGTTACTTCCCTTCTACACTTTGGTTCGCTGGCCTCTTGGATGTAGGTTCACGAAAGGGTTATGGTGGAGACGAATTCCCTGCTCGTCCCTTTGCAATGTATCAGCCTAAGGATCAAGAAGACATTATTCGAATCTTTGGTGACTGGGTAGAAGATCAGGTTAGAAATAATATCAGGTACCACTACGCATGAGTGATCTAGCAATTATCAACCAAGCAGTAATAGATGTCTTAAAGAACGATCTTAGTCTAAGTCTAAAAGATGTCTACTATGGTGATCAAGCTGCTATACCTCGTACACCCTGCGCCACTGTGGAGATAAGTTCTGCGGACCGCGAATATAATCAAACAGGTATGCAGACTAATCGAGTTGTGCAAGTTACAATTCTTGTGTATCATGGACTTCTTGCTGATGTTCAAAAGTTGAAAAAGCAATTAGATGAGTACACTCAAGAGGTTGAGGATACACTTCATGTCGACAATACACTTGGTGGACTTGTAATATCTGGAATAGTAACTTCTATAGAGTCTGGAATTATAGGTTCTGGAATGGCTGGCCCTCGTAGTTTGGGTGTTGGTAATGTTCAATTCTATGCTCATAGATTGATCTGGGAAGCAATGATCAAAGAGAGGATTGGAGTATGAAAATCAAGATTACTTCCGGTACTTCTGAAGTAGGAGTAGCAGGTCTCGGAATGGTTAAGACTAACGAGTGGGTTACTATTACAAAGGAACAGGAAGCAGCTTTTGAGCGACACCATGGCAGATCTGTTAGGGAGTCATTCGAAGTACAGAAAGAAACCAAGACCAAAAAGAAGGAGGCTAGCTAATGGCAGCCGGAATTGGTGCAGCTGGTATTCTCGGTATTGCCAAAGAGGTAACCGCGGGTACTTGGGTGACACCAGCTAAGTTTATTCCTATCAGGAGTGAATCACTTGCATTTGCACAGGAAACCGTTTTTACTCGACCTATTAGAGGTGTAGCAGATATTGTTCATGCCGTTGCAGGAAATGCAACAGTTGAAGGTGATATTGAGTTTGAAGTGACTCATGAGAACCTTCCTTGGTTCCTTTATGCTATGCGTGGTGTAGTTACAGAATCAGGACTAGCTCCTCCTCATGTATACACTTTTGAGCCAAGCTCTGTTGGTCAAAAGCCTGCAGCTACAGGTGAGACACTATCCATTACTATTGTACGTAATGGGATTGTCTTTGGATATGTAAACTGTGTTGTTGGTTCTATGGAACTTACAGTTGATGATGGTATTCTTGTGGCTACCCTTTCGATTCTGGCATCAGACGAGACAGTACAGTCTGCACCTACAGCTACGTGGCCTACTGTTCCACCATTTGGTGCTGGACAGTATGTTATTGAGATTCCAACAGCATCACAAGTATATGATGTTGACGGATTTACATTCTCAGTAGATGACAGTGCAGAGCATGCGTACAGACTACGTGACGATGGTCGAGGGGCTATGTTCACTAAGTTTGGTGAGCGTTCATCTGAGATCACAGTTGAACGTGATTTTGACTCTCGTACAGATTACGATGCATTCAAGGCATTGACATCACAGGCTGTTCATTTCAGAGCAGAAGATCCTTTGGAAGTAGAAAACTATATTGATATTATTATGGATTCTGCTATTAAAGACACTTACGAAGTAGGACTCTCTGGACAAGGTGACTTGGTGCGTGCATCAATTACTTACCAGGGCATCTACAATGAAGCCAATTCAAGAGCATTCATTCTTGAAGTTGGATCAACAGACGAAGACGCAACCTAAGGAGAAGGCATATGCCAAGGGCGACTATAGACAGTACAGTAACAGAGAGATTTGAACTCAAGTCTCTCCCTGCAGATGGCGACGAAGAGGCTGGCTACGTTGAGCTAAAGAAATTGTCTTACGGACAAATTCTTGCAAGACGGGATATGGCAACAAAGATGGCTATCGAAGGAGTTGGCGGCAATTCCAAAGAAGAAGATATCAAGGTCACTACAGATATCATTCAAAAGGTAGTTACCGAGTTTGAATACAAGCATTGTATTGTTAAGCATAACTTGGAAGATGCTGTCGGTAAACTGTTGAACTTTAGTGATCCGAGAAGTGTGACTAATCTTGATCCGAGAGTTGGACAGGAAATCTCACAGCTTATCGATGACCTGAATCAATGGGATGCTGATCTCGCTGCGGGAAAAGACGAGCCGACCTCCGAGGCAGAATTAGAGCTAGTGTAGTCCTAGACAGGAAGGCAGACGAAGAAGTGATGCAGCTGGTTAAGCTTACCTCACTGTGTCGCATCCTCAACTGCCTTCCTGGACCAGGAGGTCTTCTTCAGCAGGATCCTTATCTAGTAGACGGTATGGCTTTCGTTATAGAGGCAATGAACGAGAAAGAGGAGATGGAGCAAAAACGTGGCTCTCGCAACCCGCGAACTTGAACTAATTCTAATTGCTAGAGATCATGCCTCTGCTGTTATAGCACGTATAGGTGGTGCCTTCGTTATCCTTGGTGGTATTATAACCGCTACAGGTCTTAAGGGTGCAAGAGAGCTTGGCTCCATGGTTAGTGAAGCCATGGAGTTCAATCAAGCTATTGCTTTGGCTGTTACTCAGGCTGATGGACTTGGTGCTAACATTGAAAATGTTTCTGGCATTATCAATCGTGTAGGTAAGTCGCTTCCTGTTCCTTTTGAAGAGCTACAAGATGCCATGTTCGATATCTTCTCAACCTTTACTAGTGACCAGTTGAGCTCACTTGAACAAGCAGAAGACATTCTAAACTCTTTTGCTAAGTCTGCCGTTGCAGGACAAGCCCCTGTGAGAGATATTGCTAGGTCCACGATTGCATGGATCAACGCACTTGATCAGCCGGCTACTATGGAGAACGTTAACAGACTACTTGACATTCAGTTTGAGTTGGTTCGTAAGGGTGCAGGTACCTATGGTGAGTTCGCTGGTGAAGTAGGTAAGGCCATTCCAGCAATGTCCGCAGCTAACCAGTCTGTGGAGACCTTTGGTGGAATCATGGCATTCCTAACTAAGAACGGTTTGAATGCTGCTATGGCAGCAACGTCTGCAGCACGAGCCGCTGAGCTTATGTTTAGTCCTAAAGCAATTAAGGGACTTACATCTGTAGGCGTAGCTATAGAAGACAGTAGTGGTAAGTTCCGTGCTATGGAAGATATTATACGTGACTTGATACCTGTCTTCAAACCTCTTAGCGATGCTGGAAAAAAGCTTAAGTTCAAAGAGATCTTTGGTACTGGTAGAATCCAGGCTCGTAGGTTCTTCGACCTAGCCATTCCAAACTTTGAAGAACTAGAGTTCCTTATTGAAGAGATGGAAAAGTCGGGCGGTTCTGTTCAGGAAGCTTTCGACTTGATGTTCGAGCAACCACTCTCAAAGATGGAGACTTTTAGAAATAAGTGGGAAGCTTTACGTCGTGAGATTGGTGAGAAGTTCTTTGCTACCATGGAGACTTGGGTTTTTCCTACTCTACAGAAACTCTTTGACTGGTGGGAATCTCTAAGTGATGAGATGAAAAGGAATATAGCAAAGTGGGCTGCTATCGGAACAGCTGCTATGATCTTAGTTGGTATCCTCCTTATTGTCGTTGGTGTATTGCTTCTGTTGTATGCGTTGCTAAGTGCCTTTGGTGGAGGCAGTGCTATAGCTGGACTACTTGCTTTGCTTCGTATGTTTGGTTGGATAGGTTTAGCAATAGCTGCACTTGTACTAGCTGGATGGTGGCTCTGGAAGAACTGGGATAAGGTTGTTGCTTTTGCTTCAGAGGTTTGGGAGCAATTAAAACCACACTGGGAAGCTTTCTTAGCTTGGGCTACTCCTTTCTGGGAAAAGGTTAAAGAGCGCGCTGCTGAGACATGGCTAAAGATGGTAGAGCTAGGTACAGCCATTTGGGATCGTGCCGTTGCAATCTGGGCTGCTATTTGGGAATGGCTATTAAAGTTCTGGGATAACTGGGGCCAAGACATTATTAAAACAGCCTTAGCTATCTGGGCACAAATTGGAGACATCTTCTGGGCAGCTTGGGATATCATAGATGGTATCATAGGTCTTATGACTGCATTGTTTCAAGGTGACTGGAGCGCAATGTGGGATGCTGTTGTTGAAATTGCTAAAGGTGCCTGGACGATTCTTACCAGCTTGTTTGTAATAGCTGGCGAAATCATTTCACAAGTCTGGCGTATACTTTGGAATACAATTAAAACACGAGCCATAGAAGCTTGGAACGCTATCTTTGAATTCTTCAGAGGTATCTTCTTAGGTATTGTAGGCTTCTTTGCTGAAATCTGGAATGGTGTTATAGCATTCTTTGTAGGTATTTGGAATAAAATAACACAGAGTGCTAAGGACACTATTGCAGGTGAAGGTGGACTTCTTATATTCTTTCAAGAGCTGCCTGGTAAGATTGTAGCAGCAGGTATAGGTCTTGTTCTTAAACTTATTGAATGGATGGGTAAAGCTATTGGTGGCTTACTTGCGTATCTTATAGGTACAGCACTTCCAAATCTATTGATCTTCTTCATTGAACTACCATTTAAGATACTTGGTGCTATGCCTGGAGCTATTTCATGGCTTTGGGATACAGGTAAGAAAATTCTATCAGGTATGCTTACCGGTATTAAGTGGTTCTGGGATAATATGATTATAGGCTTCTGGACAAGTATACCTGGCAAAATACTTGGATTCTTCCTAGGTTCTATTTCTTGGCTCTATGAAGTAGGCAAGAATATTATCAACGGTATATTGACTGGTATGAAATGGGTTTTCAATAATCTTATTGTACCATGGCTCGTAGGTATTGCTGTTGCAGTACTTACAAACATAGGTAATATTAAAGACACCTTACTTCAGGCAGGTAAAGATATTATAGATGGACTCTGGCGAGGCATGAAGAACATGTGGAAGAATGTAACTAGTTGGCTCGGTGGACTTGGTGATATTATTCCTGACTGGAAAGGTCCACTCACTACAGACCGAAAGATCTTAATTGAAAGTGGTGAAGCTATTATGCAAGGTCTTGAGAAAGGCTTAATGGTAGGATTCGATAATAAGGTTGCTCCCTTACTACATCGACTCTCTGTGGATGATATTCCAAATGCTTTTAGACAGCAATCGAATGTTCCAATAGGATCTCCTAACATTACAAACTTAGTACCTTCTACACCAGAGCCAGTAGTAAATGTAAACGTATATCTTGATAGTGAACTAGTAACAGACAAGATGTTAGAGAAGTCCGGACTTGATCAACTAGTCAATAGATTAAGGGGCGGTGATGGCTTCTCTAACTTTAACTGAAGTCTGGCTACATCAAGCAAGTGATCCTTCTACAGTTATAACTCTAGAAGATGCTACTGGAATTGAAATCATTCAATTAGTGTCTGGAGACGTTCAGAATTTTGCTATAGGACGTAGATGGATAACTACTAATGTAGAGTACGAAGATATTAAAATCACTGCTTTGTATGTAGACAGAGATGATGTAGACACTCTTAGAGATTGGGTAGGTGACCTTCTAGTGTTGCGAGATCCAACAGGTCGACAGATCTGGGGAGTATATAGTTCCTTATCTGCTAAAGAGAAAGCGGACACAGATCTTGCTGACGTGAACAATATTAGTTTTGTGTTCATGGAAGTCATTGGAGACGAAGAAGTCTAATGGCTATTGGCAACCTTCAATTTTCTCAGGGACTAGAGATCACTTCAGGTGTCGATCTTTTAGATAACTCCAATACCTTTATTGAAGAATTTGGAAACAACTTTCAACCTAAGGGATCTAATGTAAGGCGTACAACTCGTATGCTTATACAAGGTACAGCTAAGATAAATGTCAGTAAAGCTATCAACTGGAATAATCAAAGGTTCAGACCTTATATCACTCTGACTGATATGTTTACAGGTGAGACACAGAAATGGAACTTAGGTGTCTACCTTCCAGATGTACCTAAGCGTACCGCCTTTCAATCCCCACAAATCTATGCAGTGCAGTGCTACGATGTGTTGACCGTGGTAAATGTACCTCATGGCGTGTCGTATACAGTGGATACTGGAGACAATTACCTTGATACGGTAGCTACACTCTTAGATAGTGTAGGAGAACCTTATGCCATTAACCAAGCATCAGCATCAGCAACATTGCCTAAGCCTATGACATGGCCTCTTGATCAACAGAACACTACACTTAAGATCATTAACGATCTATTGCATGCTATCGGATATGTGAATTTGTACTCTGATCGTGATGGGAAGCTTACAACTGAGCATTACGGTTCACCACATCATTCAGCTATTGCCGCTACTTATAGTTCATCCACTTCAGCATTAAGCTTCCTTCGTGAAAAGGTAGACCTGTTTGAGATTCCTAATAAGTGGATCTTCATTAGAGATCATCCGGATTTAACTACTCCTGTAGAAGGTACTGGAATTTATACAGTTACGAATCAATCGGATGGACTTGCTTCTATAGATAGTAGAGGCAGAACTATAACTAAGGTTCAAAGATTCACTGTAGATAGCCAGGCAAGTCTCGTTGTTAATGGTGATTGGCAAGTTACTTTAGATAAGTATCCTCTTGCAAAGATCGTTATGAGCTCTTCTCCTAATCCAGATCATTGGCAGTCTGATATTGTTACTTTAGATATTCCAGAGCTAGGTATTACAACTGCAGGTAGATATAGACAGTTGAGCTGGTTGATTCCTCTAGATGGTGCTCTCATGCAACATGAGTATGAATTAGGTGTATTATGACAGAGATTCTTGATGCCATTGTTAATATACAAAATGAGAACAAACTGTCAGGTCCTGTCATTGCTTGGGGCGTTGTCATTTCTGTTTCTCCCACAGAGGTTAGGTTTAGCGGGGATACTATAGATGTTGAAGTGACTACTAAAGTTTCTGGGTATACTCCGACTACAAATGATATTGTAATCTGTCTCAAGGTTGGAGCTGCTTGGGTGATCATAGGAGATATAGGGTAATGGCGACACTAGAAGGTATTCGAGGTAAGACACAAAGATCAACTGATCCTATTACTGGTGTTATTACTGATTCAGATGAGACAGCTGTTAAAGGTACATTGATTCAGGTAGCAGAAGTGAAATCTTTGAATCCTCCATTAGCTGAACTTCTAAATGGAGAGATTGTAGAAATAACTGGAAGAGCTGTCGGACTAATAGTTTCAGTTGGTGATCTCATCGTGGTGCACAAAGTGGCTCGTTGGTTTATTGCAGCGTACAAAGTGGAGGCAATCTAAATGGCTGATGTAAAAATCTATACCGCTGCATCTACAGCAATAGCAGCTAGAAGAGGAATCGTTCGGATGGCGAACGGTGACCTCATCGCAGCTATTTTGGATGATACGGATAACGATGTTGGGTTTTGGTGGTCGGATGACGATGGAGCAACTTGGGCAGATACAACTTCTGCTTTTGCTATGGTGTCGTTAGCTAGTTTGTTGGTCAACGCAGTTTGCTTGACAGTTGACGCCGATGACAACTTGTGGCTTTCTTTCCCCGATACAGCACAAGACCTAGATGTCACGATGGGTGCGTATGATGGTGCTGGAGGCATCACTTGGGACACAACATACGAGATTGACACAGCAACTATTCAAGCAGCACAGCACAAAGTTGTGAAGATAGGTACGGACCACTATATGGGTTTGATTGCCTCAGATTCATCAGCTAATGAAACCTACTTCTATGTAGCAAAGCGAACATCGGGAGGCACATGGTCCACACATAAGTCATCGACAACGATTGACACCCTCTTCTATGATGCAGTCCACATAGACCACCATCACACAGGTGACGGCTGGACGACGGACAGCAGCGCACCTCACTTCTATCTTTTGTATGGCGACACGGATGCCACCTTCTTCCGAAGGGTTGCCCACACAGCAACTTCAACATGGACAATCGGAACAGAGCGAACCATCTGGTCACACTCAAACAATACACGTGACAAGGACATGTTCTATGACGGCACAAGAATCGTCATAGTTGTCGGGAGCACCACGTCCCCGTATTACAAATTGTTTGAGCGTGACGAAGCAGACACGACCACGACTGAACGTACATCAGCAACTGCACTAGCAAACAGCCAGAACACGCTCATCTCCTTTCACGATGCTGATGGCAATGTGTATATCGTAGCGGAGAGCGATGGTGATACTGATTACATGTTGTGGACGAGAGGCACAACAACTTGGAATGGAAGCTGGACTCTGGTAAGCACTATCAATCCAGAGAGTAACTTTGCCCTTACAGCTTTGCCACACCCACGAGGTTCCGGTTCGCTTCTGCTAGTCACGGATTCAACAGGAGGTGATTCTTACATCACAGATGAGATCGTGTCTTTCAATCAAGCACCAACAGCACCAACTTGGAACAACGCAGCTGGAGCAACCGAAGATGTTGATGAAGCACTGTTGCTTGATTGGAATTTCAACGATCCTGACGGAGATGCTCAATCGGACTTCACTGTCAGGAGAACGATTGGAGCAGGCTCGGTTGCATACTGGAATGGCTCAACGTGGCAAGCCTCTGAGGATGCCAGTACCAAGATCGCAACCGCAACCGAATCGCACAACATGGCATCGTCTTGGGGAGCTGACGGTGACGGAAATCACGTGTA